ATAATTGGTCTTGTCTCTACACCTAATTCTGTTAATTGTTTTATAACTTCATCTCTTTTACCTTCTAATTTTTCTTGTAGTATTATAGAGAAACCGAACCAAGATGATTTACCTATTTCTTTTTGTATCTTAACAAAAGGTAATGTACTAAACTTTTCTACAAAATACTCTGCATTTTTTCTTCTTTGTTCTATAAACCTATCACACTTTTTAAGTTGTACACTACCTATTGCACCACTCATCTCTAGTGGTCTTACACTATAACCTGGTGTTACAAAAGTAAAACTATCTTTAAATGGGTCACCTGTTTTTTTGTATAAGTTATTATCTTCTGGTAAATCTCTACACCAACCATGAGCTCTTAATGACCTTAAATAATCATAGTCATCTTTATCGTGGCATAATATCATGCCACCTTCCATAGTTTGCATATGATGTGAAAAGAAGAATGAAAAACTGCCCATACGACCTAATGTTCCACAAGGTTTAGTAACAATTCTATTACCCTCTGCAACAGTTAAATTAGATATTGCACCTAGACTTTCACAATTATCCTCTATCAATAATAATTTATGTTTGTCTGCAATTTGTTTAATTCGTTTATAATCACAAGAATTACCTAATAAGTTTACTGCAAATATAGCTACTGTTTCAGGACCTATAGCGTCTTCTATTTTGTCTACATCTATGTTTAATGTATCTAAATTTACATCAACAAAATTAGGCATGAAATGATTTTGTAATAAAGGAAAATATGTTGTTGACCATGATACAGCTGGCACTATAACATCGCCATGTAATTGGTCTTTGTTTACAAGTAATGACCACATTAATAAATTTGCTGAGCTGCCTGAATTTACCATAACAGCATACTTAACACCAAAGTGTTCTGCAAATTCTTTTTCAAATTGTGCCACTTTAGGACCCATTGTATAACGGCCACTATCAATGACATCTTGAATGGCTTGTACTTCTTCTTTATCCCAAGTATCACTAGACAAACTATATCGCATAATATCTCCTTACATATTCATATTAAAAACTTTATACCAAATCGCAAAATTTAATATTGTAAATAATTCTTTTTGGGCTTTTTGACCTTCGTTAGGTTTAATTACAGGATTGCCTGATAAATCTGTTCCTAATTCCCAATTAGAATTACACAAATATTTATCCCATATCATAGGCTCTGTATATTCAAATATATCCATGATTTCACGATTGTTTAATGTTTCATATACAAAATGTCTTAACTTTAATTGATGAGGATTACTATCATTAGCTGGATGCCCTTTATCACCAATTAACATTTCATCTGTGGGAAATCTCCACCCTGTTTTACCTCTTGTTAGTATTGATAAAGGTAGATAATTCTTATATGCTGATTTTAATAATGGTTTATTATGTAATGACCAATTACCTTTCATAAATGAATCATTAACTTTATATGAGCTAGGTATAGACATTACAAAATTTTTAAAGTGATTCATCATCATAGGAAATCTACCTTCTAAACTATGTGCCATACCTAATTTATCATTTCTAATTAAAAAGTCCTCTGCAAGAGTGTTTAAACATTCGTATCTCATAAAATCATTTAACTTTTCTTTTGAATCAAGACCTATTTGTTTATCTGGAAACCAATCTTCTAAATATTCTACTTGTTGATTATGACTTTTCCATATGTCTGGATTTTTTAACTGTCTGTGATTAGCACATAGAGCTTTTAATTTTGTGTGCCAATTAGGAACTCTGTGATGTTTGTAACCTGCAAGTATTTCATCACCGCCATCACCACTTAATGTAACTGTTACACCTTCTTCTTTAATTCTTTTATTAGTAACATAATATGACGGCAAACTTTTACTTTGTCTAGGTTCTTCTAATGCTAACAATGTAGCTTCTGCATTGTCAATGTAGTCTTGATTACTACACTTGACTGAATAAAAAGGCGCCCTTTGTTCTTCAGCTAACTTTCTTGCTAAGTTATGGTCTTCGTTTAATCTGCTAGATTTTAAAACTAAATCAAAATTTGTAGAAAAACATTTTGTATCTTTCTTTTTAGGTATCTCCATAAATATAGATGAACTATCAATACCGCCACTTAAAAACAAACCTATTTCTCTCCTACCCATTAATGACATCATAACTGATTCATGTAATCGTTCTTTGATTAAATTTTCAAAATCTTCTGGTATTTTAAATGGTTCATCTGACATCTTAGCGTGTTGCCAAATATCTTGACCTGGTATTGGTAAGTTATTAATATTTGAACTATCTGTTTTATCAGTTATAACATTATAAGTCATAACTTGACCTGGTATAAACTTTCTAATTCCTTTAAATAGTGTTAGATATCCTGAATTGTAGCCTTGTTTGTAGTAATGTCCTAGACCTTCTTTATCTACTTTTCTTTCAAAACCTAATTTAAGTAAACTTTTTATTTCTGATGAAAAAGCAAACTTGCCTCCTACTTTACCCCAATATAATGGTTTTGCACCATTTCTATCTCTTGCTAAAATTAATTCTTTTGTTGTTTTATTATAACAGGCAAATGCGAACATACCATCTAGTTTATAAACAAACTCTTTACCGTGTTCTTTGATACCTCTAATTAAAACTTCTGTATCTGTGTCGGTTTTACAAGATGTTTTTAATGTCTTTTGTAATTCTTTGTAGTTGTAAATTTCACCATTGTAAACCAATATTAAGTCTTCATAATAAAATGGTTGTTTACCATTTTCAACAGTATCTACAATTGATAATAAATTATGACCTAAAGTTATATCATCTGAAATCCATTTATCAGAACCATCAGGTCCTCTATGATGAGCCTCACATAACATTTCATTTATTTTTTCTTCTGATGGCCAACAAAATCCATGTATTGCACACATTTATTTTACCTCTTTATATAAATCACCTACGCTAGGTTCTTGTTCACCTTGCCACATTAGTTTATAACCTAATTCTTTTGTATCATCACAAAACTCTAATAGTTTACAAAACTCATTTTTAAAATCTGTATCTGCATGACTTCTTTCGTGTTCTTCAAATGATGACCAATAAGTAATAATTGCAATATGATTACCCTCTGGTCCAAAATCACCTACTGAACCTTCTTTACTTACAAATCCAGCATACTCAAAAACTTGACCTGCTAAAAATCCTTTATATTTGTTTTTTACAATATTACACATTGTGCCTAAATGTTCTTCAACATCTGTTATGGTAACACCGTCTTTTAATTTTGCTACATTGTATAACATAACACTATTAAAAGGAACTTTGATATCACTAAACATTTTTTTTTACCTCACTAATAAACTCATCTAACCATTCTTCAAATTGTAATGCTGGTAAAGGTGTTCTATGCATATAAGTCTGTTCACCTAAATCTCTACTAAATTTTCCGTTTGGTAATTTTTCTATTTGTTTTGGGACTTTTCTATGTCGCCCTAACATAAATCTTCTAGTGCCAGGACCATAAGGTTTTATTTCTGAATGTAATACAAAATATTCATCACCCAAAGAATCAACCTTTGCCAAAATTCTGTTAAGAGTAGCCGCCATTATTTAAATCTCTTATCAATATATTTTTTAGCTGCATATATTAGTAAACCTAATATAATATAAATTATACCATCAAACCAAGGTATGTCATTTAATAATTCTGCTGTTATATCTATCATTTTAATATCACCACATTACATATTTGTCTATGAACATCTGAATTGACTTGTGTAACACCGTGCCAACCCTCTTTTACATTTTTAAATAAACAAGAACGATTACCTATCACACTTGTTGTTGTGTAGTCCTCAAAATCCTCTGGTTCAGGATTCATCTTATTCACTTTTCTATCACGATAAAATATTGTCTTACCACCCATTTCATCTGTCCATCCATCTGGCATAAAATAAAATAAATGTGAACCTATTTTACCCTTACTATCTATATGAGGTGATACATCTAGTCCACCTCTTGTTCTATGAAAATCAAATCTAATTTTAAAATCTGTGCAATCTAATGCTTTTTTAATAAATGATTTATATTCACTACTTTGAATAATGGTCATTAAAAAGTTTTGCCATACAGGTGGTAATTTATTGGCATTTAACAAATAGTCATTAAAATATTTACTACCTTGTGTTTCGCCTATACAAAAAAATCTACGGCAATGTGGTCGTTGACCATGAGGTCTCTTTTCAGGAAATTCATCTTTAAATAAGTCATCACTTGGAAAATGTTTTAGTAATTCTTTAAAGTATCTAGGCTGTATAAAATCTACAAAGTTTGCATGAGGGCAAAACTCTGTATTATGCATACTATATTGTCCTTCTTTTGGAACTGTAATCATTTTTTAGCTCCTATACCTCTAACACCACGCTTACATTTGATACAGGGTGAACCTTCAACCCAATCAGCATTATTTATTCTTTTCTTAAAATCTTGATATTTTTCATCTGCATAATTTTTAAACAAGTTTGGCTCTTCTTTTAAATCACCTACAATCCAATCTCTATGTAATTCAGGTGCCAACATATCGCAACACGCTGTCATACTACCATCATATTCTATAAAAACACCTTTGTCCATACTTGTGCATGGTTCTGTTCTTTTATAATCTAAATCTAGAACTGTGCCAGCTCTATTCATACCATTTACCCAATAATTTCTGGCGTGTATTGTAGATTTAATTTCAGGTAATTTATATTTTATCCAATTTTTATTTTTGTAATCATCTGGATTAATTGGTTTAACTTTTATCTTATCACATATTTTATTAATTCTTTTAAACACTTCATTTTCATCATATGCAACTGCACCATTTTTCATATAAGCTTGTATCGCAATATGGTCTACATAAGATTCTAAAAGTTCATCTATATATTTTCTATTCAAATAATCTGCATTTGTATTGATACTAATTTTTGCTTTAGGTAAATAATAGTTTACTAAACGACATCTATCTAGTATGTCTTCTTTGTGAGATAACGGTTCGTGATACCTACTAAAATCTATACGACCATCAAAATCTATTTCAGCTAACTGCTCTAAGATGTTTTGAAACATCAGTTTATCCATAAATTTTGTTTTCTTTTTATCTCTACGATTTACATCATCTCTAGACAATGGACAAAAATTACAAGTACGATTACAATAGTTATGAGTACCTATTTCAATAGATGTTATATTGTCTTTAAATAATTTTCTTGCTACTGATTCTTTGTAGGCCATAATCCTCTCGCTATAAAAGTTTGTCTAACTATTTCATCTTTATGGTTTCTGTCGGTGACCAAGTATGATTCAATTAAATCATAACCATTTTCTTTTGCCCACATAACCCTTTTGTTTCCTGTATGTACTGCAACACCAGGTATAAATTCACCTGTTGATTCATCTCTAGGCCATCTATCATCTTTCATGGGTTGCCAATAGTTTTCTAAATCAACAATGATAATAGGCCATATCATACCAACAGCTTCAACACTTTCTTTAAATTGTGGCATTTTTTTCATGTTCCACTTTATTGGTGCTGTTAACATCAAATCCTTTACAGGATATTCTATAACAGGCACAGGTGGATTAGGAACTCTTTGATTTGCTTTTAATACTTTCATAACCACATTTCATTATATAATATGAATCAACAATATCAGATACAGGATTCACTATTTTATTTACACCAAACTCTTTCATTAAATTTGTTTTAGTATCAATTGAAAAACAATCATACATTAATTCTTTATTGGCATTACCCTTTTCTGTTGCACATTTTTTAACAACACTTGGTACAATAATATCATAATTTATTTTTTTAGCTCTTAAAAATGATTTTAAAATACCACCATTTTCTGCAATTTGAAATACGGCCTGACCTTTACTGCCATATGAATAACCTTCTATAAAAACTTTTGTACCTTTCATATCATATAAAGTCATATCACCATAATCTCTTAAACATCTATGAGCCCAACTTGCAAGGTTATTAAATCTTTCAATAGGGTCTGTCCAATCTTTATGAGGGTGACCTACAATATTTTTAGTAATATTGCCTTCCCATTTTTTCTTAGATGTTAAAAAATGAAACTGGCATTTTTCAAACTGAAAACTACCACTAGATATGCATAATGCTGGTGAGTTTAAGCTATAATCAACACCCGCTATCATACTCTTGTTCTTCATCATCTATTTCACTCCCACAAAAAGGACAGGTTGAGGGAAAAGACGGATGGTCTATATCCCATTTTACTTCAAATTCAGTTTCACAGTTTGAACAATACAGTTCAATTTTTTGATATTCTTCCATCATAATTTAAATTCCTTAAATGAATCTTTTTCTACATCTTGTTTAACACCACCTATGACATAACTTTCTATTTCAGTTTCTTGTGGTGCATTTTGTAAACTTTTTGAGTTTAACCAATGTGATACCCAAGGTAGAGGGTTTGTTTTTTGTTCATACTTAGATTCAAGACCAATATTTCTCATTCTTTTGTTTGCCATGTGTTCAACAAATCTATGTAAAAGTTTTTCTGATAAACCTATCATAGAACCTTTTGTAAGCAAATAAGTTGCCCACCTTTTCTCTTCCTCAACAGCGTCATCATACATTTTATAGATATCATCTTTTGTGTCTTCTATGACCTGCAACATAACTTTATCATTTTCATGTTCACGATAATTGTTAATAATTTTTTGAGATATTGCTAGATGTTTAGATTCATCTCTTGCAATAAAAGATATAATCTTAGCAGAACCTTCTAATTGTTTTAGTTCACCAAATGCAAAACTACAAGCAAACGATACATAGAATCTTAGACCTTCTAATATATTTACTGTACATAAGGCTAACCATAGTTTCTTTTTAAGTTCGTATTCATCAACATTTAGACCCATTTGTTTTTTATATCCAATCTCAATTAAATCATCATATGCTTTGGTAACTGATTTAGCTCTTGCCTCTATTTTTTCATCTTCAATAATTGTATCAAATACTTCATCAGGATTTGGGTATAGATTTTTTATAATGTATGTGTAAGACCTAGAGTGTATAGTTTCCATAAAATCCCAAGTTAAGATACAAGATTCTAATTCTGGTAAACTTACAAATGGTAAAAATGCAAGTGCTGGACCTCTGCCTTGTACACTATCTAACATTGTTTGATATTTTAAATTTGATGTAAAGATAAACTTATGTTCTGGTCTTAGTGCTTGATAATCATTTCTATCTTTTTGTAAAGATACTTCTTCTGGTCTCCAAAAGAAACCCAATTGTTGTTGTGTAAGTTTATCAAATATAGGATACTTAAATGTATCATATCTTTGTACGGCTAAATCTTTACCAAAGAACATTGGTTGTTTTGTAAAGTCTAATTTTTTTTCTTTGTTGAATACTGATTTCATATCGTGCAAGATTCACACTCCTCTTGTTCTTCTTCGGTTACACTCATATTAGGTTTATCTTCTAACACATCTGGTTTATCATCTTCATCTGATTTACCATCATATGTGTTTTGATAGTAAGATGTTTTCCAACCATATTTGTATGTTGTCAACAAATCTTTTGCCATTTCGGAAAGTGGCACTTGATTTTCTTCATAGTTTTCTGGATTGTATGACCAATTACCTGATATAGCCTGGTCAAAATACTTCTGCATAACTGCAACGATATTTATATATCCTAAATTTGAAGGTTGTTCCCACAATAAAGTGTATTTACTTTTCAATGTAGAGTATTGAGGTACAACTTGTTTAAGTGGACCTTGTTTTGATTTCTTAACTGATAAAAAATCTCTAGGTGGTTCTATGCCGTTAGTAGCATTTGAAACCACACTAGAGGATTCTGATGGCATTTGAGCTGAGAGTGTGCTATGTCGTAGGCCATGCTCAATTATATCTTTCCTTAATGATTCCCAATCACAAGAGTATTTGCGATTTACAATCTCATCTACATCTTTTTTATAGGTGTCAATAGGTAAGACGCCATCAGAATATTTTGTTCTGGCAAAGTATTCACATTTGCCTTTTTCTTTTGCAAGTGTATTACTAGCTTTGAGTAAGTAATATTGGAAGTATTCGGTCAATTCATCTATAGCGTCCCAAGCACCTTGTTCACTATAATTATAACCTAGTCTAGCTAAATAATGTGCCAGACCAATATAACCTATACCTAAACTTCTTCTAGATTTTGTTGATATCTCAGCTGCCTTTACAGGGTAACCTTGATGGTCAATAATCTCATCTAAAGCTCTCACGGATAGGTCGCACAAACCATCCAGGTCATCAAAATAGACTAATTTCCCCACATTGATAGCACTTAATATGCATAGTGCAATCTCGCCTTCTCCGTCTATATGTTGCAACGGAGTAGTAGGTAAAGTAATCTCTTGACATAGATTGGACATAGTAACTAAATCTTTAAATGATGAGTGAGTATTACAATGGTCAATATTCATAATATAGATACGACCTGTTTCTGCTCTTTCTTTTAACATAGACATAAACAATTCTTGAGCTGATATTTTCTTTTTATAGACTGATGTTTTTCTTTCAGCAGTTTCATATATTTCATCAAACTTATCTGTACCCCAACTTTCATATAATTCAGGTACTTCGTGTGGTGAAAATAGAGTTATGTCTTCATCTTTAATAAATCTTTCATAGAATAGTTTAGATAATTGTATTGAGTAGTCTAGTTTTCTAACTCTGTTATCATCACTACCTTTGTTGTTTTTTAAAACTAATATATCTTCTATTTCTTTATGCCATATTGGAAAGTGTACAGTTGCACTACCACCTCTTACGCCATTTTGTGTACAACATTTTACAGTCGCCTCAAACTTTTTAAGAAAAGGTATTACACCTGTATGTTGAACTTCGCCACCTCTAATTCTAGAATTGATACCTCTAATACGACCTGCATTGATACCAATGCCGGCTCTTTGAGCAACATATCTACCTATCGCCATATCAGATGTAAAAATAGAAGGTAATGTGTCATCACTATCTACCAACACACACGAAGCATATTGTCTTAATGGTGTTCTTACACCTGCCATTACAGGTGTTGGTATGTTGATTAAGTGTTTGCTAATTGCACGATAATATTTTTTAATATAGGTAAGTCTTGTTTCTTTTGGATATTTGTGAAATATTGTGGCAGCTATAAGCATATACATAAATTGTGGTGTTTCAAAAACTTCACCTGTGCTTCTATCTTGTACTAAGTATTTGTCAATGACTTGTCTTAAACCTGCATATGTAAATTCATAATCTCTTTCGTGAACTATCCATTGTTCCATTCTATCCCAATCTCTTTTGTCATACCACTTTAGTAAGTCTTTATCATATAAACCTAATTCAACACATTTTTTTGTATGGTCAAAAATATGAGGATGGTCCCAAAGTTTTCTGTTTAGTGATTTTCTTAATTGAAATAATAATAGTCTAGCAGCTACATATTGATAATTTGGTTTTTCTAATGAGATTAAATCAGCCGCTGACTTAATAAGTATCTGTTGTATTTGTTCTGTTGTTATATTATCATAGAATTGTAAACCACTATTCATTTCTACTTCTGATGAGGATACTCCTGTGATATCTTCACAAGCGTGTTCTACCATATCGTGAATTTTTTGAATATCTAGTGGTTCTTTTCCTCTACCATTTCGCTTGACTACATTAATATTGTCGTTCATTTTACACTCTCTTCCAAAAATCTAACTTAGCAATTGCACTAAGTCCATGATAAGTATTGTCATTGATTAATTTATCAACATCAAGACCACTTTTTACCATATCGTTAATATCTTTCTCTTTAGTATCGCTAGGCCAAATAACGATATTATAACCATCATCAATCACTTTATACATTCTTTTGATAATTTCACGATTTCGTGGTTCATTATCATATATATAAGTTATTCTGTCTGGTGATTCAATTAAATTGTTATTAATTTCTCTTAAATCTGCACCAGCACAAGCTACACAATTTTTTAAAAATAAACTATCAATAGGGCCTTCTACGATACGAACAGGCTCATTAAAATTAAGTCTGTCTAATCCATATATTTTTAATTTTTCTTCATCTAACTTGATTGTTATATACTTCGGTTGTTCTTTACCAAAGGCACGACCTTGAAATGCAAAGAACTCACCTTGTTCATCATAAAAAGGTATGATTAATCTAGGATAATCTCTAGTTACATCTACATAAGTTTTTGGTTTTGCTTTGTTGCAAAAAGTCATAAACTTATCTGCTAGATATAATTTGTCTAGATGTTTATCTAGTAATCTACTCTCACAATACACCCTAGCTGGATGTTTTTTATCTAACTCAGACACTTTTTTTAAATCATTTAAAATACTTGTGTCTTCATTTTTAAATGGTTGAAACTCAAATTCAACCTTTTCTTTTTTAGTATCAGTCTTTCTATATCTTTCTAATGTATATTCAGAATATAGTTTAGTGTCTAATTGTTTAATTAGACCGCCTAGATTTGTACCGTGACCACAATTATGGCACTTGAAAAACATATTTGTTTTTACACGATACAGATACCCTCTAGCCTTTGTTTTGTCTTTTTGAGAATCACCACAATAAGGACATCTAAAATTGAACAGATAGTCATTCTTTCGTTTGAACATCTGTAATCTAGATGAGAGTATATTAATATATTTTAAATCTACATAATTTGACATAACACGATAGTAAGTATATAGGAATACTACTGATATGTCAAGTCTAATTCGCTATAGCGGCTAAAAATATTGGTAGATTTTTTGCTAATATATAACCAAGAACTAAGGCACCACCTAGTATGAACCAGCGCCACCTTTCTAAGATACCGACCCTATCGGTAAGGTCAGATTTTAATGATTTGATTTCTAGTAAAAGTCTTTTTTCAACTTGCGATATATCTCGTTGTAAATCACGATAAACAATGTCTAATTCTTCTGCTCTTTCTTTCACTTTCTCAAAAAGGATATCATCTACCTTTTCTTGTTGTGATAGTTTTTCTTCGTGTACAGCTAACATTGACTTAATAGATGTGGAAACATCAGTCAATTTATCTATAGCAGTATCTAGTCTTGCATGGATTTGTACTTGCCCAGCAAGTTCTTTTTTTATACCTTCAACTTCTACTGCTAATTTTTGCACATTGTTATTGTTATTCGTGGATGGTGCCATTTTAGTTTGATAGTGGGTTACCTGATTTAGCTTGTATTTCTCTAATTTGTAGTTTCAACAATTCAATTTCTTTGCCATTAATTTTAGAATTTTTATCTACTTCACTAATTGCTGTTGCATTGACTTTTGCTGATTCTTTGATTTTACTTAGAGCTTCAAGTTTGGTCATAATTTCCCCATACTTCACAAACCCACCGCCTATTGTTAATACTAAACCTAGAGCGGCTGCTACCCATTTTATATCTATATCTTTAAACATTAACTTCCTCTTTTTAGTTCTTTGAGTTCTTGTAATACTCTTAATTTTTCATTGTGTATTTCTCTTAATACACCTTGTTTAACAGCAATTGGGTCATTACCTGTGTACGCTACTAATGAGGCGTCTGAATATATTTGTTGCTGTTCTAGTATATTTATAGTTTGAAAAAAGTCAGGATTAGGAACACCTATCATTCTTTGATTTTGATAGATAGGTTTACTATACGAAGATAAATTGGGGCCGTCAGTTTGCATACCCTTTAAAGTAACAACTTGTACAGCCCTAACCCTGTCTGATACTTTTTTCAATTTTGCTTCAAGTTTTGCAATTATTTTTTCTATTTTTGCTCCGATAGATTCAGCCTCTGTAGCGGATTCTGAAACTGATGTATCTTCAGCAACGACAGTTTCTTCACCGCCTTCCTGTGTCGGTGTATTTTCTGATGTCGTATCTTCATCCATGCTAGATTCGTTAGATACTGTTTCTGTTTCTGTTTCGGTATCTCCCTCATTACTAGTTTCCTCAGACTGTGCTGTTGTTTCGGTAGCATTTGTATTATTTTCCTCCGTTGTTGGTTGTTCATTTTCAGTAGCCACTTCCTCGTTGGCATTTTCTTCTGTTGATACAGTTTCGTTTTCTGATGAGCTCACCTCCTCTGTTGGTTTGTTTTCTTCCATTGTAGGACCACTTGAAGTTTCTATACTATTATTTTCCGTTGCGACAGGCTCTTCTGATTGGACCACCTCCTCTTCCATCGCCTCAGGTTCTTTCATCTCTGTTTTAGGTTCTTCACTAAATGTATTCATAGGTTCTTCAAATGATTCCTCTATCATACTAACAGTTTCTTCAAAAAATTCTTCCTTTGTTATACCCTCATCTTGTAATGCATTGTCAAATTCTTCTACTAAATTATTTTCTTCTAACATTAATGTAAATGATTCTTCAAAAAATTTTTCCATATCCGTTTCTTTTACATTACCATCAGCGTCAATTTCTAATACTGTTGTTTCTACACTTACAATATTTCCCATATCAATTGTTGGTTCCTCGTATTTTACCTCTACACTATTGGTAACTGATGTGTTTATCATTTCATCATATGTTTGACCGTCATCTGTTGTACCTACACTTGATATAGTCGCCATAGTAGAATCATCTATAATTTCAGGACAAGTATTAGGTGTTCTATCATAACAAAATGTTGTTGTACTAGAAGATGATGTTGATGTAGTGCCTGATGTGGTTACAGATAACTGAACATTATCTACATCTGGTCCCCAATGGCCGCTGTCATAAGTTGTACCTGCTGTGTTATTATAAACTTCGGCTCTGATTGTAAATTCTGCTTGTGTGTTTGAGTTATGAGTATAACTATCTGTGTAATTTACATATGCACCACTATTCCATGACCTATTTCCGCCATCATCATTTATATTTCTTATTTGTGTGGTAACATTACCATTATCATCTGTGATAGTTTGTTTTAAAGTTGTTGTATTTTCAACATTGTTCCAGAACCAAATATCTGCTGACATTGTTGAAGTAAAACCTTCATTGATTTGTGATTTGGTTAAATGACCATCACCTACTAAATCTACATCTTGGTAAACATTATCATCTTCGTGGCCGTGAAATGCTAGTGTGCCACCTTGGTCAACATATCCATTATATTTTTGACCAAATTCACCCACACCGTGAGTGTGAATACCCTCATCACCGTCAGTTGACCAACCACTTGTAGATGTGGTTGTGCCTGTTCCAAAGGTTGAGTTGTTTAAGATGTTGCCTGTTGTGGTTCCAGATATATTTGTTGTAGTTGTTGTGGTACAAGTAACATCACCAGGATTTGGTGAATCTTCTACGCAAGTAGTTTCAGCAGTAAGCTGATGTGGTGTGATTAACAATAATAATAAAAATAATTTTTTCATGCAAAAATCCTTATATTATCATGCCAAAGAATATAAGACCTAAAACAGTATAAACTATTTTTGATTTAATGTCTGTTTCTGGACTTTTTTTTTATCATACTCTATTTCAGTTTCTAGAGCTTTAATTTCTTCTGCTATTTTATTTAATTCTTTTTTATCTTCTTTAGTTACATCTTTTTTAGATTCAAGTTTAGACTTCCAGATTGCCAGTTCTTTTTCTTTCTTTTCCGTTTCTTTCATTGTTTTTATAATGTTCAGTCGGTCTGTATACTGTACAAAGTCTGGTCTTAACTTGTCATATTTTTTCCATTGGTCTGAAGCTGCTTTACCAATCTTACCTTCAAATGGACACGGTGTGCCTGATTGTTCCATAGCATAGAACACTCTTTCATCTTGGCAGAGGATTGACACGGCTGCCACCTTCATACCTAGGTCTGATAAAGTTTTTGAAAGTTTGATACGCTCACAATTCTCATCAGTTACATATGTACCTCCAGATATCCCTAAACCGATAGTAGATATACCACCTGAGATACCAACGATACATAAATCTTGTGAGTAAGCGGACATACTTGGTGCTGACGCCATACCAGCCACTCTAGTATCTACACCATTTGTCGTATTAGTGGTTGTTGATGTTGTGGTATTTGTTTGCCCACCAGAATATGTGTTATTATTAGTTGTAGTGTACCCACCAGTAATATTTGTATTACTGCCGGATGTGTTTGATTGTGTATTCGTGTCAGTTGCAAAAGCACTAGGTGCTATCATAGTAAAACATAGTAAAGAAAGTATAAACTTCTTCATTTGTTTTCCTCGTTATACTACTATTTAGTAGATTTTTTCTTAGCTACCGCTTTCTTTTTTGCTACTTTTTTCTTTTGTACAGGGTTTAGAACTTCTACAATTTTTAAAAGTTTCTCTTTTACCCATTCTATAATACATTTAATGTGTTCCATTATTTGTCCTCTCTACGCTTAATGGTTATCTTCTTCATTTTTTCTATGTACGCTTTATAGACCTTTTCAGCGGCGTGTAAGTTTTTCTTACTGTCTGGGTTTTTTGCTCTATCGGCAGCTACTCTTGCTCTTTGGTGCATGGCCATAGCAGCTTGCATTTTGTGGGCGTGTGGTCTTCCAGACTTACTAATTATATTTATGCTTTCTCTAGCTTTAGCACCATCAACAAATCCAAGACCTTTGATAGTATTTTTAGGGTCTTCATCTGTATATAAATCAGAATGTTTGTCTGGGTCTTGACTTTTGTATTTTCTAGGCACTCTTTTTTCTGCTTCTTCTAAAC